CGGGCGGGGTGCCTTGCAGAAACGCACTTGCGAAACTGTTGTTTTCACAAACGCCACCGCGCGAGCCCCGCACCTCGGGCAACGCAGATACCGCTGCCGTTCGTCACCGCATGGACGGCTGGAGCGGCACCGGAGTTTTTCGCCGCATGTGCAGCGTGCTTCAGACACGTCGCAACCTCAGAGCCCACGCCGCTGCGGCGTCACGGACCAGGGAACGCTTCACGATCTCAGCGGCCACGGCCTCGGGCTCGAGCTGCGTCTGCGTTGCCAGCCAGGCTTCGTACGAACGCATGGCAACGGATGCAGACGTGGAAGGGTAGGCCGGGTTCAGCACCGGCCCCACGTCGTAAAGGCCCGATACCTCGCGGATCTGGCGGATGGCCTTGCCGTCCTCGCCAGTGCGGAAGGATTCGTTCTTTGGCTCCACCGTGAAGGCGAACGAAGAGCCACGCACGTCGCGCCGCTGGATGAGCTCGAGCACGTCGGCCCGGCTCACGGGCGGCGTCACCACGTACTTCAGCCCCTTGTCATCGCTAGAGAGTTCCAGCGTGCCAGACGAGGAACGGCCCAGGACGATGTTTGAGTCGTGGTTGAACAGCGCCACCACATCGCCCTTTCCACGCTGGCGGTTCAGAATCTTATCGAACGCCCCCGGCAGGATCTCCTCCCGGAAGCCCCCGAGGTCGAGGGAAAGCCGGTTGTACACGGCGGCGTATCCGATGATGGCGGCCCGGCCATCGGCCCGGCTCTCCACGATCAGCTCGTTCTCTTCCTCGAAGGCGAAATCGCGGCGTTCAATTTCCATCGGTGTACTCCTCCTGTTCGGCCTGATCCTCGGCGGCATCGGCCGGGCTGTCTTCTACTTCGGCGAGCGGCTCGGGCATCGGCTCCGGTGCCGGCGGCTCCGCGCCCACCTTGTCTAGCGTGGTCATGTTCAACTGGACGAAGTGCTTGTCACCTTCCGGCCCGATCGGGTTCAGGTTCTCGAGCTCGCGGATCTCGTTGATGGTCATCCACCCGTTCTGAAGGGCAGAGACGTAGTAGGCCGAACGGCTCGCGTGGTCGCCACGGAGCAGGCCGCTCACCGAGTGTTCCGCGAAGAACCGCTCATCGTCTACGATTAAGTCCCTGGAAATGGCTGCTTCCCATCGCTTCAGATGCGGCAGCAGGCAGTGCTGCACAAACTCCGTGCCCTGAACTTCGATGTTGCTGTACGTGCTGCGGGTCAGGTCTTGGATCATGTGCGGCGGCACGCGGAACGCCCGGCAAATCTCGATGACTTGGTACTGCCGCGTCTCCAAGAACTGCGCAGCCTCGTTGCTGCCGCTTAGCTCGTGGGCCTTCACGCCATTCGGCAGGACCGCCGTGCGGAAGGCACGATCAGCGCCCCGGTGCATCCGCTCCCACTGCTCACGCAGCCGCTCGGCAGCCTCGACGGGAATCGGGTTCTCGCTCTCCAGCACGATGCCGGGCCGGGCACCGTTGCCGAAGTAGGTGGACCCGTGAGCCTCCAGCGCCTGAGCCAGGCCGATGGCGTTCTGGAAAATCTTGTAGGTCGGGATCGCCTTGATGCCGTCCTCGGTGGTGAACCGCAGGGCGAAGATCTGCTCTTGGGGATAGATCGTCTCGCGCCCGCTAGGCTCACGGTAGCGATACCGCAGGGTGCCGTCAGAGAGCCGATCGACTTCCATTCGGGAACTGTGCAGGGGCCACAGCTCCGACACGGCACCTCGAGCACCTGGGCGGATCTCGGCGTAGGACGCACCGTAGTGCAGATACATGCCCGTCATCCAGTCGCGGAACTCTTGCGCCGTCTGCCACGGGTTGGGCTGTTGGTGCAGGAGCCGATACACCGGGTGGCTCGTAGCCTTCGCCTTGCCGCCGTTTGCCATCCGTTCGTAGACGTGGAGCGGCAGGGCCGAGACCGCATCCGAGATCACGCGAATGCAGGCCGTGTACGCAGAGCACGCCATCGAGTTGTCGGCGTTCACGCGGATGCCCGAAGGCGTGCGGCTGGGCGAAACTTCGGGCCAGTCGATGCCTCTCAAATCAAACATCTTGAAGTCGGCGGCGGCGTGTTCGCTCATAACGAGATGATGTCCCAGTTCTGCTCGGGGGCCGGGGCCGTCGCCGTAGCGTGGATGCCAAGGGCCATCGTTAGCGCCACGATGCCGTCGATGCGTTCGTTGCTCTTTGCCTTGCTGGGCTTGATGTTTCCGGCGTGGTCCTGCTGTATCGCCACGTTCGACGCCTGCCACGCCAGGACGGGATGCCCGCCGTGGAGCAACTTGCCGCCCACCACCAGGGCCTCTAGCTGCTTGGCGGGCGAACTCATCGAGCCGTAGCCCTGACCAAAACCTAAGACATTTACGCCATCGCCTTGCAGTTGGGTGGCCAGCTGCGTGGCGTTCCAGCGGTCGATCGCCACCTGCCTGACGTTGTATTTCTTGGTGATCGCAAGAATGTCGGCCCGCACCTTGTCGAAGTCCGTGACGTTCCCGTGCGTCAGGTGCAACTTCCCCTCCTTCGCCCACTGGTCATACGGCACGCGGTCACGCTTCACCCTGTCCCGCATGTTCTCCTCTGGGATCCAGAAGTGTGGCTCGGCCCAGAAGGTGCCATCGTCCATCTGAAACAGCAGGCACAGGCACGTCGTGTCGTACGTGGTTGCAAGATCAAGGCCCGCGAAACACTCCCGCCCGTCGAGCATGACAGGGCATGGCTTGTTGCCCTGTGCCCAGTGCTCCATCCGCAGCCACCTTTGGTCTTGCTCGGTCCACTGGTTCAAGTGCAGCCGGCGGAAAGTGTTCTCCTCGCTCGGCATGTCTTGGGCACGCTTGCACCGCACCTGCAGATCATCGAGCTTCACGCTCACGCCAAGGTTCGGATTCGCCTTCCGCCACGTTGCTTCCGCCGTCCAATCGTCTTCGGGATCGGCGGCGTAGATCGCAGGCAGGAAGGTGTCATCCTTAATGGCCCCGTCTCGCACGGCCAAGGCATACCGCCAGATTTCCCAGCAGATGCTCTTTCGGTCGAAGCCCGCCGTGGTGATCGCCACGCACAACGGCTGCCGCCTGGCCCCGGTGCTCGTGGTCATCACGTCCCACAGCTCCCGGTCGGGCTGCGCGTGCAACTCGTCAAAGATGATGCCGTGAGCGTTCAGTCCGTGCTTCGTGAACGCCTCGGCAGACAGAGCCTTGTACGTCGAGTGCGTGTCCTCCCGCACGATCGAATTTCGAAACACACGCAGCCGGCTCCGCAGCTTGGGCGAGTTCTCCACGCAGACCTTCGCCATCTCGAAGACGAGCCTGGCCTGGTCGCGGTCGGCGGCACACGAGTAGATCTCGGCCCCAGGCTCGCCGTCGAACATCAGCTTTAGGGCGATGCCGGCACACAGCGTGCTCTTGCCGTTCTTGCGAGGAATGGCCAGCAGGCTTGTGCGGTACTGCCGCACGTCGCCCTTGATCGTGCCGAACAATCGGCCCACGTATTCCTTCTGCCACTGCTCGAGCAGGAACGCCTTGCCGCCGAGCTCGCCCTTCGCGTGCGTCAGGTTCTCCTCAAAGAACCGCACCGCGATGGCCGCAGTCTTCGCATCAAGCGAACATGCGGGCGTCGTCTTCGTCTTCTTGCGGGCCTTGGTCAACGGCTGACACTCTCGCCAGGGCAGACGCCGTCAGGCCAAACTCGGCCGCGAACTTCAGCATCTGATTTCTCGCGTCGCGCTTCCGGTTCCACGCCGGGTGATTACTCACCCTACCCTTATCGTCCATCAGCGTGGTGCCGCTGGTCTTCAGCTCCTGGTCGGCCTGCACCATATCGGCGAATGAATCGCAGTACGCCGCGAGTGTCTGCTGGTGGCGCGGGCTCATCACCTTCGACGCCTCAAGCATCGGCACGATCCGCTCCCACTCGGCGCGGGCAATGTCGGCCAGCCAGGCCGGTGCCGGCGGAACGCCAGGCGGCGCGTCGATCCCGGCCTTGTGCGGCCCCCTAACGCGAGAGCCACGCAGGCTAAGGATCGACTTAGGCGTCGGTTTGCGGCCCTTACCCATGCGGGTTAGCCCAACTTCCAATTACGGCCATCCGTGCCCACAGC